TTTTTAACGCCACGGAAATCTGCAAAGATTTTAGTGCAGTTAGGGTCAGCTTTAAGGCAATTGTTGACTCGCGCCTCAGTCGCTTCATAGTAATCGACGATGCCAATGGCCGCCTCGAGCGCCGCATTGCCAACGACATCTTCTTCTTCGACATTCAACGCTTGGTTGATGTTCGCGTCGCCTTGATTTGACTCTTCATCTTCATCATCGTATGCGACAGGTTCGAGTGCGGCGTCATCTTGTTTTGGTCGGACTTTGTTGATCAGCCAGGTTAGCCACCAAAGTTTCGTCGCGAAACGCGAACGACGAATGCGTGCGTCAACGGCATCGAGCAACCTCAGCCAAAAGGGGCGGATAACAGCCTCAGCCGCGCGTACGATTCGTTCTTTTAAGGTAAATCGCCAACCGTCGTCAACGACGTAATTGTATTCTTCAACTGGGCGCACAACTCGGTCTATCATCCTGAGATCCTCGATGACGCGTCCCGCGGATTCGTTGTCCATGATGATATGCGATTGGTCACCACCGTCAGCTGCGTTCTCAATCGGGAGGAAGTGGATGCGTTTGATCCGTCGACGCAATTCATTGTAATATATCGAAGTATAACGCCTTTGCGCGAACGTAGCGAGCGCGTCGAGAATGAGTCCGACTTTCGCGTGCGCTTCTTGTGCGGCGACATTCGGCATGTAGTAGCTGGCGTTCGCACGAATGGTTTTGACTCGATCATCTTCAGTACGAATTGTGCTTAATCGATCGAAGACAGCGTTCTGGTATTCGGCGACGTTGTGATATAATGAAAGCATGCCGGCTTGACGGGCATTCCTCAACTCAGGATAATCGGCGAAGTAATTTTCGCGTTGCGCGGCGCTAACATCTGAGCCGAGACTAAAACGTCGTCCAATCACCTTAGCGGCGAGGCGGAAAATATCAGGGCGCAGGCTATAATCTTGAATGATATATCCGATGAAATCACCAATGTCACCTTCTTTCACCTTCAATTCAGCTCCAAGCGCTGCTTTCATCATCCGTAAGCCTTGCTTATCGAAGCGTGCTTTTCGCCAATCACCAGCCTCATCGATGTCAATGCACAGGGCGATCATATTAAGACTGTGATTTGTGTTGCCCCAGAGTGTTTCGTAGCCACCACTATGACGGCAGAAATGCAACGTCATCTCGAGCACACGACCAAGACTACGGATATGATTATCTTCCATGAAATTGTAGTAGTAGCCAACAAGTTTTGAGGGCATGCCGTATCTACTCATTACCAGTGCTTGAGCGCTCATGACG